AAACACACGCGCAGGGATATTCCCTACATATGTTTGACTCTATTAGAAGAAATAAGTTCCCCTAATTAGAAGAAATCTTTTAAGCAAATTTACCTTGCTTATTAAGTATGCGATACAGCGTAGTCTTGCCAATACTGTACTTGGCTTTGATCTCTTCAACACTAAGCCTACGCTCAGCCCGAATAGCATCAACAGTTTCTTTGCTAACTTCAGTGTGGTGGCCTTTCCACCTGCCCTTAGCTACCTTGTCTCGCATGTTATCTAATGCAGTACCAAGGAACAAATGTTTGCCATTGATGCAGCTAGGATTGTCACAAGTATGTAGAACATCAAGCCCGTTGATGCTGTCAAGCGTAACGCCGTTATGCTCACAATAAGCAACGCGATGCTGGCCCACATACTTGTGGCCAACTTTAACCCGAGCGTACCCACCACTGCTAAGGCTGTATGTGCTAACAATGCAATCATTCATAATTAACTCCAAATCAGCTATTATATCTTCCTTGCAGATAGCTTGTCAAGTGTTATCTTCTGCACTGTCATCTGATGGGAAGCCAGCTACAACCCAATCATTGTAGTTGCGTTGATCTTCAACAGTAATAGTATGCATCACATCACCATCCATCACATCAATCGCAGATTCAGCAGTTACTTGCCAATCATACATGCCTTTGATCTCAAGCAGTTGTTTGATGCGCTCCATCGTTAGAATGTCACGTGGCTTAGTTACTTCAGCAACAACAGCATCAGTAGTCTTACCAGCCGCCAGCATAGATAGCTGAGTCTTTGCTTGCAACTCAGCAGTACTTGTTGTCAGTATGTTAGTCTGCCTAGTCTTAGCTTCAATGACTGCGCGAATAACAGCATCACGATCTAGGAACGTACCAAGGCTCAACCTCTTACCACGTACCATTATCCTTGCTGAGTATTGCAGATAGACTACGTTACCTGCTAACGACAAACCAACAGAGACGCCAGCCGGCAGGTTATCTCTTACCAACTTAAGTGTTTCAGACATATCAACGTAAATTAAAGGCATGATGTTCTCCAGATTAGATTGATTGGCAACGTAGTTGCTAAAGGATCGCGTGGCTTAGTTACACTAAGTGATACAGTGTCTCACACACATTGAGCAATGTCAAGTGGTAATTAATTGAGTTGACAACTAGCCAAATGTGCCATGCGCCTAAGTTGACCCTACACATATGCGCCCCCTTAAATGGATGGACATTGTTATCTACTCATCTATGCTGTGTATTGTGAGTTACCAGAGTTTGGTGTCTTATGGGATTGATCTATATACCCCTATTAAAATAAAAAGAAAGAAAATAACAAACTACTATATACCATATAACACTGGGAGATAACAATACTATGGGATAATAGATAACTACAATACTATGCATATGAAAGGGGGTGAAAGTGTACCCCCTCAATTTGTGTCGCTGGCATGTTTGGCTACATAGATTCTACTGGTATTGCCACATATCAATTAACAAATACTCAGGCTGTATAGTTTTAGCTAACCTATCCGCACACCAATAGAAATCCAATAGATCAAGACTATTAACAACAACAGCTGATAGATAATAACTATCCCATGAATTGTGCATAACCTGTTAGTAACTTATCCACAGCATATTAACATTGTGAATCCGATGAACGGTAAGAACTTATTGAACCGAACAGCCTCAAACATAGCGAGGGTGAATGATCGATAGCCCCAAAATCCTATAACCCCGATCACAAGGTAGAACTGAAATGACAATGCAATACTTGAACACCACCGCAGAAGGCAGCAAAGCAGCAGCGCTTGCCATGACAGCAGACCAACGACTCATCACCGCGCGATTCCGCAATCCGGCACGCATGGCATCCGTCGTTATCTCTGCTGATGCTTGGAAAGCACTGGACGCAGCAATGAACAGCGAAGCAGCGGCAGCATATAAGCCACTGATGGCAGCAGTGCTTGAGACAGCAGCGAAAGCTATCCTGACCCGCCGGATTGGTGACATGCAGATGTTCCCAACTGAGATTGACACCAGCATCTTCTCTGCTGACGCCATCCTTGCTGAAGCCACTAGCGGTAACAGTGAATGGATGACGAAGGAGGAACTGACAGCAGCTTGGGATAACAGCGCGACTCGCAAGAAATTCACCACGAATCCCAACTACGTTAGCAATCAGGCATACCGCAAGGCAGTGGACGCTTACAAGGAGATGATCCTCAAACTGTCAGGCAAGACAACCCAGTATGAAGAGAGCGAACTGGACGTGATTGTCAGTAAGATGGACGCTAGCGATCTGGAGTCAGAGCTTGGTGCGTTTGTCCTGCGCCGCGTTGAGCAGATTCGCAACAAGCCAGCCAAGCCGGCATTCTCCCTTGATCTGCTGTAAGCATCATGGCAAAGCAACAGCCATTCAACTTACCCGCAAGGCTAGTTAATGCTGTTGCTCATTGGTATCCAGAATGCAAGTTAGTCACTAAAGAAGATTGGCTTGATTTCATCAATGAGAACAGCGGACACATACCTAACGTAGGCGTAACGATAGAGCGCAAAGCACGCGAGATACTAGCATCTAGCAGCTAACTACTGCTAGCTTCCACAGAAGAGCCCACCTAACAGTGGGCTTTTTTGCTATCATGTATGTAAGTGAGTGCTTACATCCGCCTCTGGCTAGTGTTCGCTACGCTCACAAAGGCAGGGGGAGGAGGCCCTTTCAGGGCTGCCTTCGGCTTGTATCCTATACCACCTTCCCGAAATTTCTAAATTTTTAAAGTGTGCCGTATAGTTCGTAGTAACAACTCATGTTCTAGCCTTGCTGTTTTCAAGGGTGCTGTGAATGGGCCATCTGCTAATCTAGCGCGCTGCCGGTATCATTCTTAACATGGCCCTCCCGGCAACGACCCTGAAAGCACGACATGAGCAACTTACTTGCTGGCATCTATTCCAAAGCAGACTCGCTGAAGCGTGCGTTGAATAACGCGCTGACTGAGCCACTGGCGTATGCGCAGCAGACTATTGGTTACGGTGTTGATCGGTTGAATCAGATGAGTGCAGACTTGGAAACAGCAGACAGCAAAAGCGTGCTTGTGAGTAAGGAGCAAAAAGCTGCTGCCAAGGATCGTGCAACAAACACCATGGCTGACGCAGTTGCTGGTGCTGGCATCATTGTCCCAGCTCAAGCTCTCAACCGCTCACTGGCAAACATTGCTGAGCAACTTATTGGCCAAGGCAAAGCTCGTGAAGCTTATGCAACAACCAAGATGTTTCTTGATCCTGCTGATGGAGTTTTGAAAGCAGTGATTCCTGACAACAACCGTGTATTCAAGAATCTAATGCCAAACTCTGTAGCAGGAGCTAAGCCAAGCACGGTGCCAGATATGATGGATACCAGTGACCTGCCAAGTGATCTGCAAAAGCTGTTGGCACAAACAACTGTGGTTCGTCAGAAAGATCCAGGAGCCTACTACTCTGCACTGCAGGATAAGATTGGCCTTGGCCCTACGAATTCTGACCTGCAAGGTAAATCAGAAATTCTGCATGAAGTTCAGCACGCAAGTCAGTACATGTACGACATGCCACGCGGTGGTAATCCTGACTTCTTCTTTGAGGACTTCGCAAAGTTCCAGAATGCACGAGCTGTTCTTGACAATGCCAGTGAAGGCATGATGAAGAATCTTACAGACGCTGACTTCAAGAATGGGCTGAAGTCTAAAGGTCCCAATGAACTACGATACGAAGATCGTCGCCAGCTGCTATCTGATCCTGCCTCTATCTCCAGTTTGCAGAACTTCCTGCTGACTCCTCGCAAGAAAGCTTATGAACTGTACGCTGGACTTCCTGGCGAAGTGGAGTCTCGGCTGGTTCAGAAGCAGTTTGAGACCGGCGACTACACAACCATCCCCAATATGCTGCGTGATACACCAGCAATTGAGATGACTCGTGATCCCAAGAACGTGCCGAAGGTGGATGCTGACCCAATCACTCAGGCAATTCTCAACAAAATCCTTGGTTACGGAGAATAATGTCATGGTAGACAAGCAACTTGCCATCAAATACATGGCGCAAGGCATCTCAACTGACCAGATTGCAGCTGCACTTGGCTGTGATCCCAGTTACATCAGCCAACTTCGTGCTGATCCTGAGATTGCACGTCAAGTTACTGAGCAGACTTCGTCAGTCACCATCAAAGATGCTGCATTTGACGAGCGGCTGAACACGGCTGAGGAAGTTCTGCTTGGCAGAATCGAGAAAACAGCTTTCGCACGCTAAACCAGGCGCGGCGCCGCAAAGATGGCCCAGTTGGCGCCCCAGTTACCAACATCAACGTCACACTCACACTGCCAGCGAGTGCTTTGCCACGTTATGTGGTCAACAGCCAGAGTGAAATCGTGGAAGTTGAGGGACAGACGCTGATCAGTGCAACTCCGAAGAGTCTGGAGTCTGTAATGAACGCGCGCATCAACAAACAACTGACTCCTGCTGTCACTGCAACTGACAAAGCTGAAGCACGGCTGGGGTCACTGATGCCGTTGCCCCCTCGTAGTCCTCGTCGTTCACCACTTGAGCTGTCAACTGACATGCTGTGACTCTGTCACTTAACTAAGCCACGCATAAGCTGACCAGGACAACAACGAGATGAACGAAACAGTAGATATCAGCACAGAGTCACAGGAAGCAGCAGCGTTAGCTAAGTCTGACCTCAACTTCCTGGGATTGCTGGCAGCCCCTGAGCATTTCATCTTCTCATTTCCGACATTCTACATTGCTCTGTTCCAGCTGCTCACCAGCTTCAAGAAGAAAGTAGAACGGTTTGCCATTGGCATTCCCCGTGGATTCGCAAAGACGACATTCCTGAAGCTGCTGTGTCTGTGGTACATTCTGTTCAGTGACAAGAAGTTCATCCTCATTGTCGGAGCGGCAGAGGAACTTGCAGTCAACACGCTTGCAGATATCTGTGACTTCCTCGATCAGCCAAACATTGTTGCTTTGTTCGGTCGCTGGAACATTGGGATTGAGGTAGACACGCAGTCACTCAAGGTGTTTCACTTCCGTGGTAGGAATATTATCCTTCGTGCCATTGGTGCAGGCACTGCCATTCGTGGTATCAACAGGAAGAATGAACGTCCAGATGTGATCATCATGGATGACGTGCAGAAGAAGGAAGATGCACCTAATGCTGACATGGCAAAAGAGCTGCTGACCTGGATTCTGGGCACTCTCTCCATGGCTCGTAGCAATCGCGGCTGCACCTACATATATGTGGGCAACATGTATCCGCAGAACTGCATCCTGGAGAAGCTGAAGAACAACAGTGAGTGGACCTCTCTGATCGTTGGCGGATTGCTGGCAGACCTCACATCGCTGTGGGAAGAACTGCGGCCAGCAGAAGAATTGCTGTCAGAGTACCAGGCACTGATTGAGATTGGAATGCCTGAGATTTTCACCAGTGAGATTCTGAACAACACAGAGCTCTCTGGCATGAGTGGCATTGATCCGCATAAGTTCCCCTTGCTGGAGGAATACTATATTGATGCAGACGCTGAAGGCAGTTTCATTCTGATCGACCCATCCTCTGGAAAGAAGCAAGGCGATGATTGTACTATTGAGCATTTCAGTGTTATTGACAGTAAACCTATTTTTGATGAGTTACTGGCTGGGACTTTCTCTCCTCTTGAGACTATCGAGAAGGCAATCCAACTTGGGCTTAAGCGGAACACTCGGCTTATCTGCGTCGAAGACGTTGCCTACCAAACCACGCTGCTCTTCTGGTTCAACAAGTACTGCGAAGATGAAGGCATCTCAGGCTTTGAGTTTCAACCTACGTCACCCAAGAACAGGAACAAGAACGGTCGTATCAAGCTTGGACTTATCCGTGTCCTCAAGGGTGAGACTGGTTTGCATCCGCGTGTACGTTCGCTGGTTATCTCGCAGACCGTGGATTGGAACCCCCTGAAGATTAACAATAAGGATGATATAATTGATGGAATCGGGTACGTTGAAGAAGTCATGCGTGATTATCCAGAACTCATCGTCAAGAACATCTTCGACACTGATAGCGACTCAGTAACTTCAGCTCACAGCGAAGACTTAGCTCTGCCGTTCTAATCCAACCACAGGTACCAGCATGGCCACCACCAAAATCAACATCGTCAACACTCTCACGATCAAGGAGCGGGAAGCTTTCCTGTTCTACGCAAAAGATCGTGCACGCATGGCAGAAGGATCACTCAGTGACTTCCGCAGTTTGCTGCGCTATCGTGATCGTGCGTATCAGCGTCAGCTGGATGTGACTGCTGAGCAGATCAAAGCTGTTCGTGCCAACATGCGTGGCGATGCACGTAAAGTGCAGAACATGACGGTGCCGATTGTGATGCCGCAGATTGAATCTGCTGTTGCTTACCAAGCTGGTGTGTTCCTCACAAGCTACCCAATCTTCGGAGTCATTGCTACTCCCAAGGCGATGTCTGCTGCCAATCAGTTTGAGACTGCTCTTGGTGAGCAAGCCATTCGCTACGGTTGGGCACGTGAGCTGATCAAAGTTTTCCGCAATGGCTACAAGTACAACTTTGCCCCAGCTGTTGTGTCTTGGAAGAAGACGCCACTGAAAGCAGTTGTCACTGACACCAACATCAGTGCTGCTGGCATGGCTGCCATCAAAGAATACAGCTACGGTGGAAACTGCATTACTGCTGTTGACCCGTACAACTGCTTCATGGACATGACTGTCCACCCTGCCAACTTGCACACTGATGGTGAGTTCTTTGGCTACAACACCATCATGTCTCGCGTCAAGCTGAAGCAGTTGATTGCAACTCTTGATGGCGCCAAAACTACGCAGGCAAAAGAAGCCTATGAGTCGCAGTTTGCTGGTAGCACCACTGACACTGGTTATGGCTTGCAATACCATCACCCAGAAATCAATCAGTACATGAATCTCGGTGGCACACATGCGCTGCCAGGTGCTACGAACTGGGGGTCTTGGATGGGCCTCAATGGTAGCAGCACCAAGTCGCGCATCAACTACAAGGACCACTACGTTGTCACGCACTTCTACTGCCGTGCAGAATCCAGCACGTTTGGTGCAACTGGCAACCAAGTCAAAATCTACCACGCCATCATTGTGAACTGGCAAGTTGTGCTGTTCGTGGAAGAGATGAACACTGCGCACGATTACCTGCCAGCCATCATCATGCAGCCGTACGAGGATGGCCTGGGATATCAGACACAATCCATGCTGGACAACGCTCTGCCATTCCAAGATATGAGCAGCGCACTGTGGAACATCTCACTGGAATCCAAGCGTCGTCTGATCTTTGATCGTCTGGTGTACAACCCACGCTTCATTGACAAGAAGGACATTGATCCTGTCAGCTCTACCAGCCGCATCCCACTGCGCAATGCAAACATTGGCAAGGATGCAAATGCCATGGCTGCTGCCATCTTCCAGATTCCGTATCGCGAAGACAACTCTGCCAGCAACTTGCAGATGAGCGACATGATCTCTGGCATGGCTGATCAAGCTACTGGGCAGAACAAAGTTGATCGTGGTCAGTTCCAGAAGGGCAACAAGACCAAGACTGAGTTCGAAGAAACGATGGGCAACAGCAACTCGCGTCAGCAATTGTCATCGCTGTCGATCCAGCAACAGTTCATGACTCCTGTTAAAGAGATCATCAAGAGCAACACACTGCAATACCAAGCAGCTGGCACCATCCTCAATCGTGACAAGAAAGAGGAAGTCGATGTTGATCCAGTTGAGATGCGCAAAGCCATCCTGGAATTCAAGCTGACTGATGGTATGTTGCCAGCTGACAAGATGATGAACGCTGAAACGCTCACCGTCATGATGCAAACTGGTCAAGCTATTCCTGGCTTCGTGGCAGAGTATGACCTCATGGGAATGTACATCTACTGGCTCAAGCTGCGTGGTGCTTACTGGCTGGATGAATTCAAGCGCAATCCTGAGCAGCAAGCTCAGTTCATGCAGCAAGTTCAGGGCATGGCAGCAGCACAATCTACTGGTGAAGCAGCAGGCCCTGCCCAGATTGCGGCCGCTGCACCAGCAGCTTAAGGAGTCGTCATGCCAGCTATTGATCCTGGGCTCAAGCAGCTGTACGCAGCTGCATTGCAGCGGCCAGAGACTCGAGAGATTCTCGACTATCTGACTGCTCGTGGTGTTGATCCACGTAGTTCGCAGCGCACAGTTCCCATGCCAATGCAAGCAAGTGATCGTCCAATGATCACAGTTGATGAGTTGGTTTACGATCTGACGCAGCGAGCGGGCCACGAGATTCGAATGCAGCGCAAAGAGCAACCAGCAAGCAAGTTGGCTGATGCTGTTCGCAAGATGGAAGCTGGTCCACAGTCTCCTGGACTTGTGAGTGGTGCAACTGACATGCGAGTTCTGCTTGATCTTGCACTCCGTGAGCAGCGTGCCAATCCAGAGGCACAAATGCGAGCAACTCCCTACCCCAAAAAGAAAGCAGGAATGCTGTGACACATGAAATACGCCCAGATTTGAATGGATCGTTTAACCGCCTCATCATGAGTAATGAGGCAGAGAAACTATCCATGCAGGTTTCACCGCTGTTCTTTGCTTACTTGCAAAATAAGATTGCAACGTACGCAGAAGCAGCGATTGAAAACGTGTTGCCTTACGACCCCGATCCAACTCGGCAAGTCAAGGCAATCGTGGAGCATGAGCGGCTGAAGAACTACGTTTCAGCTTACAAAGAGCTCATGGCCGAATTGACAGAAGCAGCAAAATCCACCCAACCTGACTCGGAGTAATTACCATGGCTTTCCTTACTGGCATCTTCAACAAACCCGCACCAGCAGCAGCTCCTCCCGCAGCCCCAGCAAACCCTGGCGGTCCCATGAGCGTGCAAATGAAAAACAACCCAGGCCCAGTGAATGCAGCAGCCGATCCTGCAAACATGACTGGTGCAAATGGTACGCCAAATGCCAGTGGGCCAGAAGCTCCGAAGCTTGATCGCTTTGCTGAAATGTTCAAGCCAAAGGAAGTTGATCCTGCTGCTCCGAAGCAGCCAGGTCTTGGCGATCCTTACTTGACGCCACTCGATCCTGCTGCTTTCAAAGCACAAGTGGCCAATGCCAACTTTGCTGCTTCGATCCCTGCTGATCTGATGGCCAAAGCAGTTGGCGGTGACCCAGCTGCACTTGCTCAAGCAATCAACATTGCAGCGCAAGAAGCATTCTCTGCGGCCACCACACTTTCGCACGGCCTGTCTGAGCACAGTGCTCGTACTGTTGCAGATCGTGTCAGTGGTTCCCTCGATGGGCGCATTCGCAATTCGCTCATCAAGGGGCAAAATACTTCTAACGCGGTACTTGCGAATCCCGCCGTGGCACCAGTGTTCAACGCAATCAAATCCCAGATCGCAATGAACAATCCCCAACTGGCACCAGCAGATGTGCAGCAACAAGCCGAACAGTATTTCTCCGAGATGTCGGATGCAATGACTGCTCCTCAGCGCCAAGCTGAAAAAGCCAAAGACGCTCCCAAAGTCCAAGACTTCTCGTACCTTCTCGACAACAAGTGACCATCACAGCTTAATCGCTAGGTCAAACTTTCAAAGGAATCAGCATGGCCGTCGGTCTCATCTCCTCAGCAACTCCCCCAGCAGATCTGAACGCAGTATCGTTCGCATCTGCAATCACCCGCCTGATGCCCAATGGCACTGCGCCTTTGTTCGGACTCACCAGTCTGCTCAAAGACGAAACTGCCAACGACATCGAGCATGGCTATTTTGCCAAGACGATGATCTTCCCTGCCGCAGTGTCTGCTGCTGGTGATCTGGTTGGCGCTACCACGCTGACTCTGAACGCCTACACTGACATTGTTCCTGGCGACATGCTCTTGAACGAGCGTACCCAGGAAGTTGTGCTGGTGTTGACCACGCCAACTGGCACCACGATCACTGTGCAACGTGCAGTTGGTACCGTGGTTGCTGCTGCTTTGAACGCTGCTGATCAACTCCGTGTGATTGGCAATGCTTTCGAAGAAGGCTCGCTGCGTCCTGCTGCTGTCAGCATGGTTGCTGTGCGTTACGTGAACAACACGCAAATCTTCCGCAATTCGTGGGCTGTGACCAAGACTGCTGCTGCAATTCCGCAGATCGCAGGTGCTGGCGCCGTCTCCGAAAGCAAGCAAGACTGCGCTGCTTTGCACGCACAGGCAATCGAGAAGTCTCTGTTCTTCGGTCAGAAGTTCATGGGCACTCTCAAAGGCCAGCCTTTCCACACCATGGAAGGCATCATCCCACGTGTGTTGGCTGCTGCTCCTGGCAACATCACCACCCTGGGTGCTACCACCAACTGGACTCAGTTCGAAGCTGCGCTTGACCCAACGCTGCAAACTGTGACTGACCCCAAAGGTGGCAACATCCGCACGATGTTCGTGGGTGGTACTGCTCGTCGTGTGATTCACAACATCGCACGTTTGAACAGTTCGTACGAAATCACCACCACGGAATCCTCGTGGGGTCTGCAGATCAACATGATCCGCACGCCGCGTGGTACTTTCGAGATCATCGAACACCCGCTGTTCAACGCCTACGGTGCAGCCAGCATGTGGGCCAAGATGGCAGTGGTTGCTGATCTGAACGCATTCAGCCTGGCCTATCTGCGCAAAACCAGTGATGCTGGTTACAACGCAGCTGGCGCTCTGGTTGACAGCGGCATCGATGCTGAAGGCGGCACGCTGACCACTGAGCTGACTTGCGTGATCAAGAACCCTGCAGCGTTCGGTGTGATCTACAACTTCACCGCTGGTGTGGCTGGTTAAGCTAGCAAGCTCCAACTGAATCGCCTCACAGGGGAAACTCTGTGGGGCTTTTCCGCTGAGAGCGCACTCTCATTCCAACCAACTTTCCAAAGGAGCCAATCATGGCTGTCGGTACCGTCTCTTCTGCTGCTGCTGCTGTTCCCCAGCGCGCAACTCCTCCTGCTGTTCTGCGCTCTGGTGAGACGCAAGCATCCACTGCTGCTGCTCTCAAGAATCCCAACAGCAAGACCTACTTTCACCGTGTTGCCGGTGCGCAGTTCATCATGCCTGATGGCCTGGCTCTGCAATTTCTGGGTGGCCGCCTTGTCACCGATGATCCTGCCATCATCAGCGAGTTGGACAAAGTTGCCAACAAAGCTGCCAGCATGATCTTCACTGAGCAGACTGGTATTGCTGTGGTCGTTGCACAAGAGCAAGCAGCCGGTGCTGATGCCAGCAAGACCCAAGGTGACGATCCTGCTGCTTAATCGCAGCAACAACAGGTGAGCACGCAATGACTACTTTTGCTGAAATGGAAGCTCTTGTGATTGCGCAAACGCGCCGTCCGGAGATTCCAGCAATCACACAAGCTGCCATTCGTACGGCAACACTGCGTGCTCATCACGTTGACTTCTTTCCGCGTGATCAGGTTTCTGCACCTGTGACGTATGCTGTTGATAGCTCTGCGAATTACTACGATTTGCCAAACATCAGCAGCACACTGCCGCGATTGAGGTCACTCAAGTTTCTCCATGGTTTGGACAATGCAAGCTTCCGGCCCGTGGAGAGACTTGAGTATCGTGATTCTGATGATGCCTACGATGCTGACGGCAACTTCCGTCGTTCATGCTATACGCTGATCGGTGATACGCTGCGTATCTGGCCGCAACTGCCAACTGGACGCATTGAAGCTTGGTACTACGCAAACCCACTGACTGCTGGACTCACCTACAACAGTTGGATTGCTGATCTGTATCCTGATGAAGTTGCTCAGTGGGCAGCTGGCATTGTGTGGGCACGCACTGGCTTTGCTGAGATGGCACAAGATACCATGCGTACTCACGTTGGTCCATTCAAAGAGATGCTGGTCGCAAGCCATCTTCTCGGTAACGTCGCTTGAGCTTTGCTCAATTAACATAATCTGGAGCAGACATGGCAACATACGTTCCAAACGCAGCTGATCCTACGCAGCCAACGGAAGACAAGTTCGTTAACTCAGCTGCGTTGGAGTTCCGCACTCTGAAGACGCAAGAAGTTCGAGGACTTCGCTTCCCTGCTACTGACGCTGCTGGTAACCGTGGCGAGCTTCCTACTGCTGCCAACCGTGCTGGCAAGTTTTTGGCGTTTGATGGAGTCACTGGTCAGCCAATTCCTGGCCCACTGCTGAATGATGTTACCATCACTCAAGCAAACATTACCAGCATCAGCACTGTGGCAACTAACATTGCCAACGTCAACACTGTAGCTGGTAATATTGCAAACATCAACACCGCAGTAGCTAACTTACCTGCTCTTGCTGGCAAAGTCTCGCAAACCAGTGCAACTGGCTCGGCTGTCATGCCAACGGGCACAACTGCTGAACGTGACGCAGTTCCAAGCCCTGGCTACACACGATTTAACACAACTCTTGACGCACTCGAAGTCCGCAAGAATGGTGGCACGTGGTCGCCTGTGGGTTCTGGTGCTTCTGGCCCCACGAACAACCCCATGTTCTATGAGAACGATAAAGTCCTCTTGGATGATTACACGATTGTTGGCACTAAGAATGCATCAATCACTGGCCCTTGGAGCATTGCTGCTACCAAGACTCTGACAATCGCCACTGGCGCAACTTTGGTGGTGCACTGATATGCCTTCAGTAATTCGTGGAAGCGATAACTTCGATACTGCCGGTGGCAATGCTGTCAAAGCATGGGTGAATTTCAATGGCACCGGAACGGTGGCAATTCGCGCAAGCCACAACGTCAGTTCGATCACAGATAATGGCGTTGGCGATTACACCGTTAACTTTGCTACGGCAATGCCTGATGCAAACTACGCGCCACTTCTGACGACAGTCAGCTTAAACGCGTCTAACAACCACGATAGCGCTTTGCTTGTACGCGGGACTCCAGCGGGGGGCGCTACCTTAAAAACCACTACGCAACTAAGGCTTAGTTCAGGCAACATCACTGCAGCCACCGCCGGGGATGTAGCTGAAGCTAATGTTGCTATCTTCCGCTGAAAGCCTACTATGAGCACCATCAAATTCAATCAGTGGCTCAATCCAGACAACACGGAAAATTACAAATGCCGTGCTTGGGTTAATTTCAATGGCACGGGCACCGTGGCAATTCGCGCCAGCGGGAATGTGAGTTCCATTACCGACAATGCTGTGGGTGATTTCACCATCAACTTCGCTGCTGCGTTTTCTGATGTGAACTACGCGGCGCTGGGCAGCGCGCACAACCCCGGGGTTGCCACCGGCGTGTTTAACGGCCCTGCTGCCAGTTCAGCCAACAAAGCCGTTGGCTCTTTTCGGGTAACTACTTTCGTGCCTTCATCGGGAGCACCTTTTGACTACCCTTTTGTCGACGCTGCGTTTTTCCGCTGAAAGCCCACCATGAGCAAACTCAAAACAAATACTCTTGAGAATGTCGCTGGCACCAAATCAGTTCCGGTTTCCACTGTAGTTGATGGCAGCGCAAAGGCGTGGGTTAACTTTAACGGAACTGGCACGGTGGCAATTCGCAAGGCATTTAATGTTTCCAGCATTACAGATAACGGCGCTGGCGATTACACCGTTAACTTCACCAACCCGATGCCTGACGCCAATTATGCCACCAACGTCACATTCGGCATGACGGGTATCACTGCCGTGGTTATTCTTGGCACAACCAGTTTGATTGCGGCAGCCGTCGGATCACGGCGTTTCAGTTCTAACCTAACAAGCACTGGTGCTGCTACTGATGTGGCTGAATTAAGTGTTTCCGTCTTCAACTAAAGGAGCTTATCTCATGTCCGACAAACGACTCATTTTCACCCGCATCGATGGCGGCCTTTCTGTCATCATCCCCGCGCCCGGCGTGGACATGAAACGTGTCATGCAGGATATTCCTGCTGACGCGGTTGATCCGCAGATTGTGGAAGTTGCTGACATTCCACAGGATCGCACTTTCCGTGCTGCTTGGAAACAAGAAGGCAAGAAGTGCGTGGAGTGTCCAGTCAAGAGCAAAGAGATTGCTCACGATCTGCGCCGTGCCAAGCGTGCTGCTGAATTCGCACCTCACGATGAAGTGATTGCCAAGCAGCTTCCAGGCAAGGCAAAAGATGCAGAAACTGAGCGCCAGAAGATTCGTGACAAGGATGCCAAGCGGCAACTTGCCATTGATGCAGCTGTCGACACAGCAGAGCTGCGCAAGTGCTTGGCTGAATAAGCCATGACTTTCACATTCACTCTTTACTGGAGCGATTTGCTGTGGATACTCTCGCTGGCGTTCTACATTCTGTGGATGGGGTACATCCTCACGATGGAGCTGAAGGAAGAATTCAAAACTCTTCGATGGGAAGTCCAGGTAGCTGGGCTGTTACCAGCGATCCTAAGCTATCTGCTGGACGTGATCCTGCAGATGGTGCTGTCGCTACTGTTCTGGGAACTCCCAAAGGAAGTGACCGTTACGAGACGGCTCAAACGTTGGAAATCGATGCCGACGATCGCTCCTAAGAAAGCTAAGTTTGCCAGCTACATTTGCAACAGCTGGTTGAATCCATTTGACAAGGGACACTGCTGAAATGTCTGCAACAACTGCGATCGATCTTGTGACGCTTATCCTAGGAGCGCTTGTGGCTAACATCTGGCTGGAGATCAAAGCTCTGTGGCAGGCAAAGCACAATCACACAACGGAGTTGGCAGCTCTGAAGATTCTTGTGGTTGGTGACTACGTCAAGCGGGAAGAGCTGAAAGACATCATGCGGGAAGTTACCGGCGAAGTTCGCAGTGGCTTCCAGCAGATTGAGCGCAAGATGGAATCCAACCTTTCGCAGTTGTACGACGAGCTGAAGAACAAAGCTGACAAGCACTGAAAGAATACCATGGCAGTACAACGGTTCAAAGTTCCACTGAACAACGCAGTGTTTCCGCTCGTCTCGACAAAAGCTCCACGAGCCGTATTCATTCCGCAGTTGGATTCTGCCCCACGTCTCGCGCGAGGGTTCGTTGGCTCCGAAGATTCAGTTGATCAGAACGTCGCGCAGATCATCTATGGTGAGAACTTCATGCCAGTCAGCAGTGGCGTGCGAAGTGTTGGTTACCAGCAGATCATCGCACCCACTGGCAACACTGACTTTGACAGCATCTTTCCTTTGCGTGACGTGGCTGAGAAGACTGTTCTCTACTCGCCATCCAGAGGAAAGAACTACGTCTACGATGGTGTGGCTGGTGCATGGTCGCAAGACCTGAGTGCTGATATCTGGGCACCTCTGGTGTTTCGTGCCAGCAGCATTCCAGCTAACAGCAAAGTCACGTATGCTTACGTGGATGGCAAGACTTTTGTCTGCTACTCTCGCTTGTGCAGCACTGGATTGTCAGCTCCAGTTGTGACTGCTCCAAGCACTTCAGGCGCTGGTGGCACGCTTGCTGCTGGTACATACTACTACCAAGTCACCGCACTTCTTGGGCTTGGTGAGTCTCTGCCATCTGCCGAAGTCAGCCGTGTCACTGTTGGCACGACTAGCACTGTCACGTTTACTTGGCCAGCAATCCCTGGAGCTACTGGTTACCAAGTCTACGGTCGCACGGCTGGGGGCGCAAAGCAACTGCTGGCAACTCTTGGCACCGTGCTGACCTACACAGATACTGGTGCAGCTGTGCCATTGGCGGGGACTGGATTGCCCACAGACAACAGTGCTGGCACTGACATGAGCATCATGGAGTGGGACAGCGCCACGAAGACGCTGATTCCTGCTACGCCGGTGCTCGCAAACATCCCATTCGTGCCGGGTGAGATTGATGGCATCTCAGCTTCCAACGGCTTCTTGCTTATCTGGTCTGGACTGTCAGTTGCTTGGGCAAACTTCAATGGCTCCCAGTTCAACTACATCAACTACCTGAATGGCAACTTCACTGGCTCTGGCAATCAGATTCCAGAAGATGTGAAAGGTAACATCACTGCCATCCTTCCGCTGCCAGGTGGCTTCCTGATCTTCACAACTCGCAATGCTGTGAGTGCGAACTACTACGCACAGTCGATTGCCAGCCCGTGGGTGTTCCGAGAAATCAGCAATGCTGGTGGTTTGGAATCCTACGAACAAGCTACGCTTGAGGGCAACCTTGGTGATGTGATTGCATACACCACTGCTGGTTTGCAGAAGATCAGCTTGAACTCTGCTGAGCCGTTGTACCCTGCATTGTCTGACTTCATTGCCGGTCGCAGGACTGAGCGCTACGACTTTGCAACTCACAGCCTGATTCGCGGCGGTACCTCAGTTGACTTCTTCACAAAAGTTACTGCTGTGTCCAGTCGCTACGTTGTGCTGAGCTACGGCTTCTTCCCTGGCGTTTACTCCTACGCAATTGTGGTTGACTTGTTCTTGAAGCGTATGGGCAAACTGCGCATTGTGCACAAGGACTGCTTCTACTACACGCAGGAACAGCTGCCAGTTGGCTTGACCTACTCCATGATGCTTGACGTGCAGTACAGCGATTTGACGCTGACTGAATACAGTAAAGTAACTGGGGCTGGTGAAGGCGTTACTACTGCTCAGCACTCGCTGTCATTCCTGCTGGCAACTGGTGAAGTGCGTACAGCTATCTGGTCAGACGATGCTCGCACAGAAGATGATCCAGCAGTCGTGATCATTGGCCGTGTGCAGCTGACTCGCAGCAGCAATGCTCAGTTCAACCGAGTTGAGGCAGAGGGCTTGGAAGCTGGCAATGTGTTCGTGACTCCCAGCTACAACGGCAGGGATTTGGATGCTACGATTCCACTGATTGACATTGAGCGCACTGCCAGCTATCTGTGTGCAGGTGAAATGATTGACTGCAAGAACTTCAACTTGGTGGTAGAAGGATCATTCGATCTGAGCACCATCATCCTTGAAGCAACAACTTCTGGTAAGGTGTAACCATGCCTCGCTTTGACCTACAATCAGGTCTACCATCTCAACCTGCTGGCCTGAGTGACAAGGACTTTGCGCTTGTCATTCCCCTGTATCGTGCTATTGCTGCTCTAACGCAGCAGGTGTCAGCAGCTACTGGCACTGTCACGTACGATACTGCGGAGATGGCGATGGCAGATCAGTTCAGCAAAGTACTGAGTCAGCGATATAACAAGGTGTTTGTGAAAGCATCTGTGGCTCTGACGTTTGGCAAGCTAGTTAATCTGCACTTGGTTGGGGGCAAAGTGGAAGCCAGGTTGGCAGACGCCACAACCGCAGTACTTCCTGCTCACGCCATCGTTGATGTGCCCGATGGCATTCCAGCTGGTGGCTACGGCGAAGTCATTCTCATGAATGGCAGGTCTGCTGGTATCGGCGGCACAACCTTTGGTGCCCGCTATTTCCTCAGCACAGTTGGCAATGTGCAGCTTGCAGTTCCATCAGCTCCAGGCAACTTGGTTCAGATCGTTGGTATTGGTCTTGGTAGTGCAGGTTTCTTTCTCAACATCATCCCTGGAGGACCGTAATGTCTCATTTCAAACTGTCAGCTCGCAGCAGGAAGAATCTTGAAGGAGTTCACCCTGAGTTGGTGAAGGTTGTCGAGCGTGCAATTCAAATCACTGATGTGGATTTCATGGTCACAGAAGGTGTGCGATCTGTTGCACGTCAAAAGCAGCTGTTCAATGCAGGTGCCAGCACGACGCTGAACAGTCGGCATCTGACTGGTCACGCAGTTGATCTGGCTGCCTGGGTTAACACGTCTGCGAATCGTGGCGAAGTTCGCTGGGATTGGCCGCTGTACCATCGTATCGCTGCTGCCATGAAAGTTGCTGCCAATGAACTTGGCGTCAGCATCATCTGGGGCGGTGACTGGAAGACTTTCAAAGACGGCCCGCATTTTGAGTTGTCGCGAAAAGTCTATCCTTAGGAGTTTGCATGTCCCCCTGTATTAACAGTACGTATAGTGTGTCATTAACAGCACCGTATCCTCGCGTTCGGGTTAATGGCAAAAAGATTGCGCAATCTCGTGTAGTCTACTGCAGTGCCAATGGAATAGCACTCGCAGCAATTGACGATAAAGTTATAAGGCACGAGTGTGATAACCCGCGGTGCATCAATCCTGCGCATTTACTGCTGGGAACGCAGCTTGACAATGTACAAGATAGCGTGCAGCGCAACCGCGCTATTCGTTCCCCCGGGGCCGCAAACGGGCGTGCTAAGTTGACAGATCAGAGTGTGCGAGAGATACGCGCAAGTAGCTTGCTTGGCATTCAACTAGCAACTAAGTACGGCGTGAGCAGTACGGTAATTAGCCAGATTAAGTCTGGAAAACTTTGGAGTAGTGTATGAGCGATCAAGCTGAAATCATTGAAGGTGGAAGTGGCTGGAGCAAAGTCGGCAACTGGCTCAAAGG